CTCTATTATACACTGAGCTTGGTTTAGTAAGTCGGCTCTTATTTCAAAGCCTGATTTGTTTTCTGACATTTTATTCTCCTGTGTGTGTGTCATGTCCGTTGTGGACATTATTATTTATACAAAAGGTATTCGTCCTAATTGACTTATGGTTAAATAGAAAGTATTATAAATACTAATAACCGAGGTACTTATGGCATATTCAAAAGAAGTAGTAGAAAGATTCAATGATGTTTTGAACAAACCACTGGAACACGGAGTTGGAAGATTTGATCCTAAAGATCCAAATGTTGCTACAGGAATGACTGGAGCGCCAGCTTGTGGAGATGTGATGAAGTTAGATTTAAAACTTAATCCCGATACAGATATAATTGAAGATGTAAAATTTAAGACTTATGGTTGTGGTAGTGCTATTGCTAGCTCTAGTATGTTTGTTGATATGCTAAAAGGTATAACAATAGAACAAGCTAAACTTATTAAAGATAAAGATATAGCAAAAGCATTAGACTTACCGCCTATTAAGATACATTGTTCTGTATTAGCAGAAGATAGTATATCAAAAGCGATAAGTGATTGGGAAGAAAAGAAACTTAGAAGACATAACGGAGGCCCTGATGATAGACTGGACTGATGAAGCAATGGATCAAGTGATTAAAAGATTAGAAGTTAAACAATCACCTGGTATTAGACTTGCTTTGTTAGGAGGTGGATGTGCAGGCTTTAAGTATGACTTCAACTATGCTGATGGACCAAAAACTGAGCAGGATGAGGAACTAGACTTTGGCAAATTCAAGATGTGGATTTGTCCTATGTCAGCAGGTTACTTAGACGGCACGGTAATTGGATGGCAAGTAGATGGACTTAATGAGGCGTTCACATTTTGGAACCCTATGGAATCTAACGCTTGTGGTTGTGGAGAAAGTGTGGGATTTTAATTATGGAGACAAAAAATGGCAAAATCATGGGGAACGATTGTAAAGCACGAGGGTGTTAAGAAAGCATCATCACAAGGAATAGGCGGTAGAGGAAGAAGAGTTAAATGTTCTACTTCTACTATGAATAAACACAAGAAAAGATCGTATAAAAAATACAAAGGACAAGGTAGATGACAACAACTAATATTACGAATGTTACAGAAGCATCGTGGAGTAGTAATAATCCTAATGAATTAGATTATTTGCGTCCTAACGCATTCAAATTTCAGATACATAACATTCCTAATACAAGTTTCTTCTGTAATGCAGCTAACATTCCAGAAATGAATTTACCACCTGCCATACAACATACTCCTTTGGTAGACGTTGGCCTTCCTGGCGACAAGATAGAGTTTGGTAATCTAATGATAAGGTTCCTCATACAAGAGGACATGAAAAACTACAAAGAATTATATGATTGGATGGTAGGCCTAGGATTTCCTGAAGACCATAAACAATATGGTAACTATGGCAAAACACAAGAATATAGATTCCCTGACATTGATCCTGCCAGGCAAAAGAGCCTTGCACAAAGCAGCGATGCAACATTAACCCTATTAGATTCAAACAATAATCCAAAAATAATATTTAACTTTGTAGATACTTTCCCTATTAGTTTACAAGGGTTAGATTTTGAAATAGCTACGGGACAAACAGACTATATGGTAGGAGTTGCATTTTTTAAATACAGTTTCTATACAATCGAAACACTATAATACCAAAAGGTACAATAACATGTTGACTCTTACTACATAAGAGCCTATAATGTATATATTATGATAACTCTAAACGAACTACAAGACATGTGGCAAAAAGACTGTAAGGTTGACGAACTTAACCTGGGTCAAGAGTCCACACGCATACCAGAATTACATTCCAAATATTTAAACCATTTAACTACTTTTAGATTACAAGGTAGGAGAGCCCAGAGTGAATTATTTAAAATGAGAAGGCTTAAATGGAAATATTATCGTGGTGAATTGGACCAAAAGGAATTAAATGATTTAGGGTGGGAACAGTACTTAGGTAATGCCCCACTTAATAATCAAATGAATGACTTCTTAGATACAGACCCTGATGTTATTAAATTAACTGATAAATTAGAGTATATAAACACTTGTATGACCCTATGTGAGAGTGTTATGAAGTCGATTTCAAGCAGATCTTTTGATATAAAAAACGCTATTGAATGGACCAAGTTTCAGCAAGGGTCTTATTAGTAAAAAATATTTGGCCGGTATCTAGGAGCAAAAAAAGTTGATCAAGGTAACAAAGAAAGATGAAGTACATATTGTTGTAGATGCAGACCCAGGCATTACACAGGAAATATGTGATTACTTTACTTTTGAAATACCTGGCGCAAGGTTCATGCCACTATACAAGAAAAGAGTATGGGATGGCAAAGCAAGACTATACAACATATACAAAAAAGAATTATATGTAGGCCTATTACCCTACTTAAAAATATTCGCTGAGACATTAGGGTATGATATAGAAGTAGATGTACCTAATATTGGTGAGGAAATTGACATTGATAGATTCACACAGGAGCTGAGGTTACAATCAAATGAGAAAGACATCGAGATACGCGATTATCAGAAAGAAGCAGTTACAAAGGCAATTAAAGATGGGAGAGTTTTACTCTTATCTCCTACTGCTAGTGGGAAGTCTCTTATTATTTACAGCCTTGTTCGTTATCACCAGCTAAAAAGTAGGAAGCAATTAATAATTGTACCCACTACATCGTTGGTAGAACAAATGTATGGAGACTTCGCAGACTATTCAACTAAGAATGGTTGGAAGGTACAGGAGAATTGTCATAGGATATATGGTGGTAAAGAAAAAACAAATGAATATCCTATAACTATTAGTACATGGCAATCTATATACAAATATCCTAAACAATGGTTTGATCAGTTTGATGTATTCTATGGAGATGAAGCACACTTGTTTAAAGCAAAGTCATTAACAACTCTAATGGGAAAGTGTACTAATACTCCTTTTAGAGTAGGAACAACAGGGACATTAGATGGAACTAAGACACACCAGTTAGTATTAGAAGGTGTGTTTGGACAAGTACATAAGGTTACTACAACTAAAAAATTAATAGATTCTAAACAGCTGGCCAACCTTAAAATTAAAATAATGGTTTTAGAATATCCAGAGAAACAAAGGAAAGAAACTAAGGGAATGACATATCAAGAGGAAATGGATTGGTTAGTTAGAAACGAAGATCGTAATCTTATTATAAAAGATAAAGTAATAGAACAAGACGGCAATACTTTAGTGTTATTTCAGTTCGTAGAAAAGCATGGCAAAGTATTATATGATATGATAAGTAAAGCAGTGGATAAAGGTAGGAAAGTATTTTTTGTATCTGGAGAAGTTGACACACAAGTTAGAGAAGACATTAGAGCAATAACAGAAAAAGAAAATGATGCTATTATTGTTGCCTCATACGGTACATTTTCAACGGGTATAAATATAAGGAACCTTCATAATATTGTATTTGCCTCACCCGGCAAGAGTAGAATTAGAAACTTACAATCAATAGGAAGAGGCCTCCGTAAAGGAGATCAGAAGGTAGTGTGTAATTTATTTGATATTGGTGATAATTTAGTGGTAGGACAACATGAGAATTACACTATTAAACACTTAAAAGAGAGGGTCAGGCTTTATAACGAAGAAGGTTTTGATTACGAACATAAAGTTATACCGGTTGATAATAAATTAAATGTCTGAACAAATATCAATATTAAAATTAATGGATGGTACTACCATAGTTGGTAAAGTATCTAATGATGGAGATCTTGTAGAAATAGAACATCCTATTGAACTTGTTCCACACATGGAACCCATGGCAGGTATTCTAGGAGAGGCAATAAGTCTCAGGCCTTGGGTAGCAATAGCAGAAGAAAATATTTTTAGCATTGAAAGATATAATGTTATTAATATATCTACATTACAAGAACAATTTGTTGATGGTTATGAAAGAATGGTAGAACAAATTTATTTCCGAGAAGCTACTTGGAGAGGTAGTTTGGTTGATCCAGCACCACCAGAAGAAGAACAAGTGTTAGATGCAGACACAATGACAGAACTTGCAGATGCAATTATAAAAGGCAAAATACATTAGGAGTATATTATGGCTAAAAGAGTAAGGAGAGATCCCAATTCAGCACACTATATAGACAACAAGGAATTCCTTGCAAAGATAAGTGCGTATAGGGAGCTAAGAATTGAAGCAGAAGAGAGTGGCGAGGATAGACCACAGGTAACAAATTATATTGGTGAGTGCTTTGTTAAAATAGCAAACCACTTAGCATATAAATCAAACTTTGTAAATTATACATTTAGAGATGAAATGATTTTAGATGGTATTGAAAACTGTCTTACATATATGGATAACTTTGATCCAGCAAAATCAAGAAATCCTTTTGCATACTTTACACAAATCACATACTACGCTTTTATCAGGCGTATCCAAAAAGAGAAGAGACAAATGGAAACCAAGTTCAAATATATTAAGAGCTTGGACATAGATCAAATATTAGAACAAAGTGCAGACGGAAGCCAGCACTCTAATGATTACCTTAGTTATATGAGAAATATGATTGAACAGGCAGAGGCAGATAACGCAGCAGCGGATAAAGCTAATGAAGGTAAGAAGGTAGTTAAGCGTAGGCCAAAATATTTGGACGAAAAAATTAAAGCAGAGGAAGAAGCAAAGAAAAGGG